AAATTATGATACTAACACAAACACAAGGAGAACAATATGCCAAGATATAAAATGGTCAACGGTGAAAGAATCCAATTCACGGCAGCTGAAGAAACAGCTAGAGATGCTGAAGAAGCAGCTTGGGCTGATGGTGCTGTAGCAAGAGCACAAGCTAGCCTAAGAGCTAAAAGAAATCAGCTTCTAGCAGAGACAGACTTTTATGCTTTATCTGATGTTACTATGTCATCTGACATGACAACATACAGACAAAATTTAAGAGATCTGCCTGATGGAAAAGACACTGTTGAAAAATGTGAAAATGCTACATGGCCAACTAAACCATAGTTAAATGGCTAAACGCAAGTCCCTCATAGGCGTTAACAATTTTGTAAAAGAAACTAAAAAGAAACGACCTGGGAAACACAGTAAAAAATATAATAAACGAGTGCCCAAGAGATCTAAAAATAGAGGACAAGGAAAATAATCAATGGCTACACCAGACGAAACACAACTACAAAAGGGTGCAATAGCACCTTCGCAGACAGAACAAACTGGTTCGCAAAAGGCAGTTGCATTAATTGATAATTTAATTAGTTCACCTAGTTTACCTACAGGTACAACTATAAATCCACAACTACAGAATGTGGCAACTAATGAATTAATGGCAACAAGTGGGCTTACAGGAACTACTGCGGCTGCAGTGCCAACTGCTCCAACAGCCCCAACTATAGCTGCCCCAAGCACTATAACAGGAACTAGTATAACAGCCCCTACAGCACAAACTGCTGCAACTATTACACCTTCTACAGTTACATCATTAACACCTACAATGACAGCTGCAACAGGTACGGTTACTCAACCAATGACTGCAGCAACAGGTACAATTACATCTGACGCAACAGTTAAAGGTCAATTATCAAGTTTACAAACTGAAGTTGAAACTGCATTAGCTTCTGGTAATCCATTACCAGTATGGGCAAGAGGTGCTGCAAAAGCAACTAATGCTGCAATGGCTAATAGAGGTTTAAGTGCAAGTTCAATGGCTGCTGAAGCATTGGCTGAAGGTATTATGAATTCTGCTATACCAATAGCAAAAGCAGATGCTGATACTTATAAGCAAATGATATTTCAAAACTTGTCTAATAATCAGCAAGCAGCAATTACAAACGCACAAGCATATCTACAAATGGATATGGCTAATCTTTCTAATCAACAGCAAGCTAATTTACAAAATTTAAATACAAGACAAAACTTTATTTTATCAGATCAAGCTGCAGCTAATGCAGCATTTCAATTTAATGCAACTAGCCAAAATCAAGTTAATCAATTTTATGATAAACTAAGTGCAACTATATCTGATCAAAATGCTGTTAGAATAGATGCAATGAAAAAATTTGCAGAAGCAGAAAGAGCAAAAGTAAATGCATTAAATGCTCAAAATACAATTGCAGTTAATGAAGCAAATGCAAAAAGAGAAGATACCATAAATAGATTTAATGCACAATTAGAAAATCAAAGACAACAATTTAATATTCAAAATCAAAGAGAGATAGATCAATCAAATGTTGTTTGGAGAAGAAGTATTAACACAGCTAACACAGCAGCAGTAAATGCAGCTAACCAAGTTAATGCACAAAACCTATTAAACTTATCTAACTTTGGATTGTCAGCACTATGGCAACAATGGAGAGATGAAGCATCATGGGTAAACACTTCTTCAGAAAATAGCGAAAATAGAAATCATAACTTAGCAATGGCAGCACTAGAAAGATCTACTGCTGTTGATCTACAAAACAAAGCATCTAAAGATGCAATGTATCAGATGATTGGTAAGTTTGGTTTTGATCTATTATTAGGATAAGGAGAATAAATGAGTATAAGTAAAATGTTTAAAGGTGCAGTTTCATCAGCAGCAACATGGGTTGGTGGTGCAATTGGTGGAGCTGTAGGCGGACCGACTGGAGCTAAAATAGGTGCTGGTATTGGTACAGCATTAGGAAGTAAAATATCAAGCTATGGGGGTGGAGGTGGAGAGTTTCAACCTATGAGCACACAAGTACAAGTACCAAGTTTTGGAAGAGGTTTACCAACAATGAGACCAGGAATGGGTAAGTATGTACCTGGCCCTAAAGTTGTAGATGCTGAAACATTAAATAAAATGTGGGAAGCTAGATTAAGTAGTTATATGGCAACTGCTGCTAAATTTGATAGAACTACAGAAGTATCAAGACTAATTAGGAGTTTAAAAGCATAATGAGAGAATTTGAAGAAGGCATAGGTAATCCATTTGATACACCAGTACCTGGTCAAAGTTTAACAGATACTCCAGGTAATTATCCTTGGGAACATTCACCACTTATAACTGATCCTGAACAAGCTACAGAATTTATTTGGGATAGATTACATAAACCAGAATTTGCAGAACAAGTTATTGCTATGCTAGATGCAGGTATACCCGTAGAAGCTCTAGGTAGAGTTATACTATTTGGTGGATTTGTAGAAGGTAAGTTTAGTCCTGATGTAGCATTTTTAATTGCACAACCAGTTATGGAAATGATTGCATCAATGGGTGTAGCAGCTGGTGTTGAAAAGTTTAGAATGTCAATAAGTGACTTAACTAATAATAAACAAATGACAGAGATTATAAAAATTAAACAAGAGAAAGAAGAGTTTGAAAAAATAGCTAAAGGTGTAAAACAAGATATTAAAAAAGTAAAAACAGAAGACAAAGGTCTAATGACTAAACCTGAGGAGGCAGAATAATGAGTGCATTTAGAGGAATAGCTACAGGTTTTTTAGGTGGTGCAATAGCTGATAAAGAAGCTAAAGATAAAAATAAAGCAGAAGTATTAAAAGGTGCTGCAAAAAATTATTTTAATAATACATTACCAGAAACTATTGAAATGGAAAATAACATAAAAAGTAGTTATGATAGAATTGCTACTGAATTTGGTACTCCTGCCGCAGAATTAGCAGATATAAATAAAATTATAACTGGTGATGGTAAAGGCTATGATAACTTTAAAGAAATATTAAAAAGTAATAATATTAAAAAAGAAGATTTAGATAAAGCAACCTTTGATACAGACTTTAATAAAAGATACAAAACAAGAAGTAAAACTTTTCAAGAAAAATATAAACCTATCTTTGATCAAATTGGTATAAAAGAAATTGGTGGTATGGGACCTTACACAGTTAAGAGTCAACTAGAAGGTGATGCTACTACTGATACCATGGTAGATGCACCTCCAGCTACTGGAGAAATGCAGCAGTTTTCTAGTACAAAATTATCAGATTATTTAATTCCAAAACCTGGAGTATTACAAATACCTGAAAATGAATTTGGCAGAGTTGCTACAAGCTATAGAAATTTTAATAATGTAATATCGTTTGACCCACAAGGTAATGTTAAATTTGCATTTAAAGGTACAAAAGATGTTGAGTATAACGCATTAAGAGCAATAACAAATCAAGTATCAAGTGGTTTCTATAATGCAGAACAAAAGAAAGTAAATGTTGGTGCTGCAATAGAAGAAGCAAATAAAATATTAACAGCACAAACTGAAAGTTATATTAGAGATATTGTAAATGATTATCAAGTTGTTAAAACTCCGCAGCCAGGAAAAGCTAGTGCAACTGCAACTGGACAATTAAAAATAAATAAAATGGATTTAATAAAGCACCTAGATAGTCTAGGTACTAAATCAGAACAAAGATATTTTGCAGTAAGTTTTCCAGAAGGTGTAACTGCACCAGGAATTAAAGGTGATGTTAGACAATATTTATTAACTGTAACTAGATAATATGACAAAACTATCTTTAGGAGATTATGTAGTTAATGACCAAACTGCAAACAAAAAAGTTGCAGGGGGTATTAGTCTTGAAGAATTATTAGAAAGAGATAAGAAATATAATGTTACTAAGGAATCTATTCAAAATGATCCCAGTATTAATAACGCAATTCCCGTACAATTTAATTCAGATGGATCTTTAAAATATACCTTTGATAATATTTATGAAAATAAACAGCTATCTGCTGTAGCAAAAGATTATTACAGAAATAGGGATGATGTTAATCTTACCGATAAAGAAGCTGTAAATAAATTTATAAGTGATAGAACTTGGAAACAATCTAATACGTTTGCAATGGGTAAAGAGTTTACATATATTACTGGAAATAATGTAGGTGAAGATCAAAAAGCTAGACTATCTTACTTAACTAGATATTGGGATGAGCTACCTAATTTTTATGAAGAAGGTGGTAGAGGAGCATCAGGATTTTTTGCTAACTTAGGTGTTGCAGTATTAGATCCATTAAATATAATTGGTGCAGGTGTTGGTGGTCAAGTTGCAAAAGGTGTTCTTAAAAAAGCTGGGCAAGAGGTTATTAAAGCACAGACTAAAAAAGGTGTTACTAAAAAGGCAATAAAGAAAGAGTTATTAAATAGTCCAGAAGATTTAGCTAATTTATCTGCTAAAGCAAGAAACAATGCTATTATAAAAGGTTCAGCATCAGTATCTGCAGTTGAAGGTGCTGGGTTTGGAACTATAGATATAGCTAATCAAGTAGTTGAAAGAGAAATTGGATTAAGAGAAACACTAGATCCTATTAGAACAGGAACTGTTGCAATGACAGCTGCTGGTTTAGGATTTTTTGTACCATATGCAGGTGGGAAAATAACAAGTAAAATTGCTAATTTAAGACTTGCAAAAAATAATAAATTAAATAGTGAAATTTTAAAAAAACATTCTAAGAAACAGCCTGATAATACAGGTAAATCTGAGGGTGTAAACTCTCCAATAAATGGTGAACTAAGTGTTGGTAGTAAAATTAGAACTAATTTAGCTGACCAATGGGATTTTATTAAAGTATTACAAAAAGAAATTACAGGTGTTGGTGGAGATGTAACAAGTTTAAAAAATATATATACATCTAAAAAAGGTTTTATAGATCCAGTTACAAAAAAGAAAGTAGACCCAATACTACAACCATATTTTCAATTAAGACAATTAGCATCATCAGGAACTAGAGGTCATCACTTTATAATGAATGGTGTATATTTACCACCTAATCCTGCTGCTAGAAGTGCTAGTTATAAAAAAGGTAAGAGTAAAGGTTTACATCAAATATTAGAAAAGTTAGATGTGGATAATGAAGTTAATGAATTTTTAAATTATGTAGCTTCAAAAAGAATAAACTTTATATCAAAACGAAGACCTGCTTTAGAAAAAACTTTACCAATAGATAAAGCAACTAGAAAAGAATATATAGATTTTGCAGAACTTGATGCTGCAACTTATAAAAAAAAATATGGTAAAAATTTAGTAAGAAAAAATAATTTTAAAAAAGCATTAGATGAGTACAAAGTATTTACAGATGAGTTATTAGAATACCAAGTTCAATCAGGTTTAATTAATAGATTAGATGCTAGAAAAATTAAAAAAGAAAATCCTTTCTTTATACCATTAACAAGAGAGACAGAAAAGATTGGACTCATAACAGCTGCAGGTCAACAGACAAGAAAAATGCTAGGTATAGCTAGACCAGGTGCTGTTAAGTTAGCAACAAAAGCACAAGAAGGTGATATTAATCTTTACAAAAATTTATTAACTTATACTTATCAAACTGTTTTAGCAGGTGATAGAAATCGTGCTAAAATTTCTCTATATAATATGTTACAAAAGGGAGATAAGTTAGGCACAATAAATGCAGATAAAGTTGTAAGAAAAGTTACAGCTAATAGAAGAGTAAGAATAGAAAATATTGCAGTTGATAAAGTTATTAGAGCTTATGAAAAATCAGGTGCAAAATTTGATCCTGAAAAAGTTTTAGGAAAAGTTGGTAGAAAAAGAAAAAATCAATTAGATAATTTAGATAGTCTTGATGTTTTAACTTTTAGTAATACATTTAAAGCTAGTGATGATGCTGCATCTGATGTAGTTGACATTGTTTATAGAAATGGTAAAGCTGAAATATACGAAGTTATTGATCCAAATTTAGCAGATTTATTTAATGGTTTATCGGAAAAAGGTGCAAACAAAGTAATGTTTGGCTTTGGACCAAGAGGAATATTTTCTAGATATGCAAGATTTGCATCAAGAGCAATTACTTATACTCCACCTTTTGTAGCATTTAACTTAATAAGAGATACATTAGCTGGAGCTGTAAACTCTGCATTTGGAATAGGTCCTAAAAAATTTTTACCAGTTTATTCTAGTGGCAAGGGTTTTATAGATGCAGTTCAACAAACCCATAATTATAAAAAAGCATTAATAAATGGTATGGGGTATTCATCTAGATCTGAAACTGAAGCCTTTACTCCAAAAAATTTAAAAGAGTTAGTTAAGAAAGGAGTTACTACATCATCAAAAACTTTAGGTGATGCAGAAAATTATTATAGTAATGTAATAAAAAAATACGGAAAAAAAATTGGTGCTGGTGGTAGAGGATATGCTAGAATAGTGCAAGCTGCTGAATATGGAACTAGAATGGGTGAGTTTCAATTAGCAAAAGCTGCAGGTTTTAGTGATATAGGTGCATCATTTTTAGGAAGAGAAGTTGCAACTGACTTTGGTATGAGAGGATCAAGTGCACTACTAAATGGATTAAGTAGAAACACTATGTTTTTAAATGCAAGCATACAGGGTTTATATAGAACATATAGATTATTTGGAGAAAATCCTAAGAAAGCAACTGCACTAATTACTGCAACAGTAGTTGCACCAGAGATAGCATTATACTTTACTAATGCAAGATTTAAAGAATACTCACAAGTACCTGACCAAGTAAAACAATTAAATTTTTTATTACCTAATATAGATTTTGCAGCTTCTAAAGAACAGGGTAGAATAACATTAGATAAAGAAGTACCCTTTATACCTTTTCCAAAACCATATGACTTAGGTGTATTTGCAAATATTGCAGTAGGTTTAATTGATGGTATGTTAAAAAAAAGTGCTGGTGTCTCTCAAAAATATATAGCAGAATCTATTAGTCAAATAATGCCTGGCACACCAATACCAGCAGGTGTAAGACCATTTATAGAATTAATGGCAAATAAAAATTTATATTCAGGTGCTCCTGTAATTGGTAGATATGAATTACAAAGATTAGATGAACTACAGGCAAGACCATCAACAAGAGAGATAGCTAAAAAACTTTCAACATATAGTTCTAATCTAGCAGCATTTATTACTAGAACACCAGAAGGTGGAGTTAAACCTGTACCAATGACACCTATTGTAGCAGACTATTTACTTGGTGCTTATTTAACAGGAATGATGCAATACCCTATAGATATTGTAGAAAATTTTATTCCTAGAAAAGAAGAACGAGGTCCTAAGGCAGAAAAAAGAGAGGACCAGGCAGATTTATCTAGTTTCTTAACTGCACCTAGTATTGTAACAAGAAGATTTAAAGTTGCAGCACCTATTAAAAATTCAGAATATCACAAGCAATGGGCTAAACTTATATCAAGAGCTAAGAAATTAAAACAAATTGATACATCACAAATGGATTTAGAAAAACGTAATCAATCTTTTATAATAGGTTTATTTGGTAGAACTTATGAAAAAATGAAAGAAGGTTTTGAACCAGGTGTTGAACCAGAAGTTTTAAATTTTGCAGGTATATCAGATGTATTAAAACAAGGTGAGCAGTATATGCTAGAACTTAGAACACAGAGAAATGATATAGCTGAATCTAATATAGATGCTAAAACAAAAAGAGAATTAATTGATAATATTATAAGCGTTGAAAATATGTATTTAAAAGCAACAATAGATAATTTAGCTTCTATAGATGAATTAGATTTTATATTTGATCAAACTATTGGGGATAATATAAAAGACTTAGGAGTTATTCCAGGTTTATTTAGTATACTACTAGGTGGTGATGCTGAAGATGCTTTTAAACCAAACCCTTTAGAGAGAGACGAATAATGGCTAAGCAACCCAAAACAACTAGTGAGCATTTAATATCATTATATGGTTACATAACAGGGTTGCGAAGAGATATCAACACAATAAAAAATAATCACCTCAAACACTTGCACCAAGACGTAGAATCCTTACATAGTAAAATAGATAAACTATTATATATTATTGTGGGTGGTCTAGGTGCTACAATACTAACACTATTAGGATTATTTATATAATGGATAAAAGACAAATAACAGATACAATAGTAATCCATTGTACACAAACTCCTGCAGATATGGATGTTGATGTAGCTAAAGTTACAGAGTGGCATACACAAAGAGGATTTGATACAATAGGTTATCACTATTTAATTAAAAGAGATGGCACATTACAAGTTGGAAGAGATGAAGACGCTGTAGGTGCACATGCTGTCGCAGTTAATGGTACATCAATAGGTATAGCATTAGTTGGCGGTGGCACAGCTGATATGGGTTGGGAGAATAACTTTACACCTGTACAGTTTGATACATTAAAAAGTATCATATTAAAATTAAAAGACAAATACGACATAGAAAAAATTATAGGTCACTATCAGGTAGAGGCATCTAAAGAATGTCCTTCATTTGATGTGCCAGGATGGTTAATAAAAAATGGCGTGGTTTAGTTTATTAAAGATGGGCATTCAAGCAGGAAGCCACATCTATAAAAAAAGACAAGAGACTAAGATGGCTATGGCTGATGCACAACATATGCATGCAGCTAAGATGGCCCGAGGTGAGGAGGCTTACCAGGGTAAACTCTTAGAAGCTAGGCAATCAGACTGGAAGGACGAAGCCGTCCTCATAATTTTGTCAGCTCCAATAGCTGTGTTAGCCTGGGCAGTCGTAAGTGACGACCCTGAAGCCATGGACAAAGTAAAATTATTTTTTGAATACTTCTCGGCACTCCCAAGCTGGTTTACCAATCTATGGATTCTTGTCGTGGCTAGTATTTATGGTATAAAAGGTACACAGATTTTCCGTAACGGAAAAAAATAATGTCTAAATCAGAATACCAGGATCTCATAGCTGAGTATAAAGAGCAGATCAGAATCTTAAAACAAGAGGTTGCTGAACTACAAGATGCTGGTAAGTCTAAAGATTCTGCTAATAAAAGAACATTACAGAAATTAGAGAATGTTACAGATGATTTAGAAAAAGCACATGAAGAAATAAAAAAATTAACCCAACAAATAGAGGAAAAACCCCATGAAAAAGATAATACAAAAGATAAAAGATCTTTGGAATAAATTTATTAACTGGTACTCATCAGGCTTTAATAGATAATATGGCTATACGAATTTTAATTATAGCCTTGGTGTGCCTATATAGCACTATATTATTTGCTGATACTACACAGAACAACACAAGCGGATCTAATACTTCGATAACAGGTGGCTATACAAATGCTACAACGTATGAATCAGGTAGTTCATCTAGTTCTACAACAACGAGTAATTCTACATCGAATATAAGATCAGCACCCCCAACAGCTTCAGCTCCTAACGTAGGTGCAGGCGGTATGGATATTTGTGCTGTAGGTGCATCAGCTGGAGTACAGACTTTTGGTTTAGGTGTATCGGGTGGTAAACATTTTAGAGATAAGAATTGTGAAAGAATTAAATTAGCAAGAGAATTATCTAATCAAGGTATGAAAGTTGCAGCAGTATCTATGTTATGCCAAGATGAAAGAGTTTTTCAGGCTATGCATCATGCAGGAACACCTTGTCCTTTTGAGGGTAAAATAGGTAAAGAAGCTACAAATGCATGGCAAAAATATGATAAGTTAAGACCTGACTATGATTTATATGTTAAAGAACTAAAAATTATAGAGGAGGCAAATGAAAAAGCTAATAGTATCATTATTGATCCTGTTATCGACAACACTAAATAGTGCTGAAACGACTACTCAAAATCTCCTGGATACGAACTTTGATAACGGAGGTTGGTCGGGAACTGCCGATGGTAGGCATGGTAGTAGCGTTATCGCTGCTGAGCATGATGTTTATATCGAGTCTAGTTCTATTAGTCTTAGAAATAATGCATCTTTAACAGAAGAGCAAATTCAATACGGTTTTACAACAAATCACAGTTTTGAGTATTGGCATTGGAATACTTATGGATCCACTGTACAATCAACACAAACGATAATAGGAGCAGATGGTGAAACAATCACACAAATTAGAACTTATAATAGCACTTCTTGTGGCTCTCTTAATTGTGGGTCTTATAGCCCTGGGTCTGACAGTGTGGTGGTACAATCAAATTTACAAACCGATTATGATGTTTCAGTTCGGTATGACTTCACAGATACTAGCTTTTCTACAACTTCTCACTATGGGGTCGACTTACGAAATCCCTCCCTCACTGTAACATATGAATCTGATCCAATTGTTTTAGATAATACAACAACTGCATTTTTAAATTCTACCTTTGATGACATCACTGAAGATCTAAAGTTTGAAGATTTAAAATTTGAAGATGAAATAAAGTTTGAAGATAATTTTACTTTTGGTGAACCTATGTTTGAAACATTTGATGAGCCTAAAATGGAAGAACCTAAACTAGAATCTTTTCAAACATTTGATGAGCCTAAAATGGAAGAATTTAAAGATGAGCCTACAATGGAAGAATTTAAAGATGAGCCTACAATGGAAGAATTTGCAGATGATCCAATGATGGAAGAATTTATTGAGGATATGCCAATGGAAATGGTAGAGGAGAAAGAAGAAAAACCTGTAGTAGAAGAATCAATAGAAGTTGTAGAAGATGAAAAACAAGAAGAAGGACCAGAAGAACTTAAAGAAGAATCCAGTAGCGAAGAGCCTACACAAACTGCAGAATCTGAAACAACAGGTGATACCAAACAAGAAAAAGAAATACGACAGGCTAAAGTCCATTCAGCTCTTGTTAAAACTTTAGATAAAATTGATGAGAATATTAAAGATATAGACAAAAATTTACAAGCTAAAAATTTTGTAAAAATAAATGCAATGGTAGATAACTCTATATTATTAAATTATAATATACCATTCTATAAAGATAAAAAAATTTACGAAGAACAACTAAATATATTTGATGATAGATTATTATATACTAAGACTTTGGGTGAATATCAACAAAGCGATCCAATATTTATCCAACAAAATATCATTAATGATATCAAAACTAAAAAAGAAAAACTACTAAGAGAAATAGAGGTATTAAACAATGGGTAAAATAAAAGAACAGCTTGCAGGTGTAGCAGCACTCATAGGAGTATTGGGGGCTATAGGTGCAGGGTTTATTAAGTATGGTGAAGTAATGTCTAAGCTAGATAGTTTAGAAGCATTTAATCCTGACCCTATAATGCAAGTTATAGGTGATAATAAACAAGACATAGCTGTATTAGAAAAAACTGTACAAGTATTAGAATTAGAAATACAAGAATTAAAAGCAAGTAACAAAAACCCACTAGCAAACTAATGGCACTTAAAATTTCCGAGTCTGCTTCTGTACAGATGCCGATGAAAACGGTTGCTAGTTTGATTGTGCTTGTTGCAATGGGTGTATTTGCATACACAGAACTTACAGCTAGGTTAGTATCGTTAGAAACTTCACGTGAGTTATTTGAAAATGATTTGCTTAAAAAAAGTGAGCAGGTCCCGACCGATCAAGAACAACATTTTTTAATTGAGGATCTTTACAAGACCGTAGAAAAAATGGAGCAAACTCAAGAAATGAATATGACTAACAAAGTTAATATAGAATTTTTAAGAGAACAATTAGATAAAGCACTAGCTGATATTGAACGTTTAAAAGATAAGGTAAGAGAAAATGGAAAGAGTCACTAGAAAATTATTTGAATATATTGCTAGAATTAAAAAAACTAATATAAATAAACGTCTACAAAAAGATTTAAAACAAGAAGTAGAGATTAATGGTACAGGCACACACAAGTATCGAATTAAATATGGGCCAAACAAAGGTAAAGTATTATGATAGCAGAAATTGTAGCCCTTTTAATGTTTGTAGGCCCTGATATTAAGGAGCACAGAATTCAAATTGATCCAAAAACAGGGAAGTCCTCAATGTCAATTTGTTTAAAACATAAACGAGAGGCAACAAGAGTTCCAAAAAAAAATATAGAATATAAATGTATTAAATCTAAAGCAGAACTAGAAAAAAATATAGATGGATCTTTCTCTATAAAAGCATTGATATTAAGATAATGGAACCTATTTGTTATATATTTCTTATGCTTTGGTTAATGGGTATAAGTAGCTAATGGAAATTACTATACCTTGGAATACTATTATAGCTGGATTGTTCATTGTTTGGATGATCCTATACACTTTAAGACCATAAAATTATGTATTTAAACGCAAACATACCCCCAATAGAATGCTATGTAAGAGGTAATTATCTAAGAGATCAAAAAGATTCTCATGATAAATACTTTGAATGTGTAGTATTTGGTTTTACATCAATACCAAAACAAGTACCTTTGTTTCATTATATGATGACAGATGGTGGTATATGGTGGAGAGCACCTGTATCTGCATTTTGTAAAAAACCAGGGGTAAAAGAACTACCTTTAAACGAATTAATGTTATGGGATTCATTTAGCTATAATGTAAGTGTAACTAAATTTTATCAAATGGATGGATGTAAAATGATATATACATCTAGAAGAAAGAAAGAAAGAGAAGGCACATATTTATTTACAATTGATTGGTGTGCAGGTGACTATAATGAATTAGATTTTGGTTATGCAGAAAAACCTGATCAACATAAATGTGGACACGTAATAGAATTAGATGATGGTAATTATGCAATACAACCCAACAATAGATTAAGAATCTTTGATCCATCTATGGCAGCAGATCCAACTAAACCCTTGATACATAGATTAGTTAATACTAGAATATGGTCAGTTGAAGATACTTCAAAATGGATTACTGATGAGAATCAAGAAGGAAGTTATGATTACGAATACAAGGAGATAAAGGATGGCAAAGAAGAAGTCAACAGTAAATAAAGCAGGTAACTATACTAAGCCAAGCATGAGAAAAACAATCTTTAATAGGATTAAAGCACAGGCATCTCATGGAACAGCTGCTGGTAAATGGTCAGCAAGAAAAGCTCAAGCGTTAGCAAAGGCTTATAAGAAAGCTGGTGGAGGTTACAAGTAATGGTTAAAAAATTAAATAAAGTAGCTAAGGCTTTAGGTAAAGCATCTAAGCTACATAAAAAACAATCTAATATTATTAAAAAACATATTAAAGAAATGAAATCTTATGGCAAAAAAAAGAGATCCTAAAGTAGGAACTGGAAAAAAGCCAAAAGGTTCAGGTAGGAGATTGTATACAGATGAGAATCCTAAAGATACTGTCGGTATTAAGTTTGCAACTACTGCGGATGCCCGTAAAACTGTGGCAAAAGTTAAACGAGTCAACAAACCCTTTGCAAGAAAAATCCAAATTCTTACAGTTGGCGAGCAAAGAGCCAAAGTTATGGGTAAGATACAGGTGGCAAGCATATTTAAAAAAGGTAAAGAAGCGATAAGAAAAGGGAGAAAAAAATAATGGCACTCGCAAAAAGTCAACGAAGTTTAAAAGCATGGGGGAAACAGAAATGGAGAACAAAATCAGGGAAAAAGTCTTCAGTTACGGGAGAACGATATTTGCCCGAGAAGGCTATAAAGAACCTATCATCTGCGGAGTATGCGGCAACGACAAAAGCAAAACGAAAAGGAACAAAAAAGGGCAAACAGTTTGTGAAGCAACCAAAAGGGATTGCAAAGAAGGTAAAACAATATAGGAGTTACAGCTAATGTACAAAATGATGAATAAGAAAAATAAGAAAGTAGTAGGAAAAAGAAAAAAATTAGATATAAATAAAGATGGCAAACTTACTAAAAAAGATTTTGCTATGTTAAGAAAAGGTAAAAAGAAGTAATGGCTAAGACACCTGCATGGCAACGTAAAGAAGGTAAGAACCCCTCAGGTGGATTAAATGCTAAAGGTAGAGCTAGTTATAATAGATCTACTGGAGGTAACTTAAAAGCACCTAGCAAAAAAGTAGGAAACAAAAGAAGAGCTAGTTTCTGTGCCCGTATGAAGGGAATGAAAAAAAAATTAACATCTAAAAAAACAGCTAATGATCCAAATTCTAGAATTAATAAAGCTCTTCGGGCTTGGAATTGTTAGTATATTACTAACTATAAATATAAGTATGGCTGAAATATCTCAGACAAAAGATTTTATAAAAGCAATAGAGGAAGTTCGTCAAGAATATCCTGAGGAATCTATTGAACGTAAGATACCTGCATCATTTGTTGCAACAATAGCAGCTACTGAAACAGGTAATTTTAAGTTTGAAGGTGCACCTACTGCAAAAAAAGCTAATAATTTTTTTGGTATACATGCAACAGGTGATCAAAATTTTGTACAAACATCAGGTGGTGCAAAGTTAAGATCATTTGATGATAGCAAAGGTAGCATTAGAGCTTTTATGCAACTTATAGCTAATGATGAAAGATACAAACCAGTTGTAGATTCTATTAACAAAAATGATAAAGTAGAAAATATGTTTCAGGGTATGTCTGTATATGCAGAAAATCCTAACTACACTAATTTATTAGGTAATGTTTATAAAAATAGAATACAACCAGTATTCCAAACAGAAAATTTTTTATTACCAAAAAAGAAACCAATAACAGAACAAATGGATAGCTTGCAATAAAAAAGGGAAGCCTAAATTAATAGACTCCCCTAGCAGGCAACACGAAGACCGCTTGACTTTTTAGTCAGGTGGTCTTTTTTTTTGGACAGAACGATAAAGGTCTCTATCACCCCATCGTTTCTGCCAAAACCAAGTACTCAATGAACTAGCCCAACCCTCAAATTTATTCATAATAGGATTGTGCCAAAAGTAATATCTAAACTTTTTGTATAAGTTGTTTGATGTCATCTTGTAATTTCCTTCCTACAGCATTTGCATGGTTGATTACAGCAGCACATAAATTACCATGATAAGGATAGCCTTTAAGTGCTTCTCTAATTTTAGTAACAGGCTTACCACCATAATCAATAACAATTGCATTATCTTTGTTAAGACCTATCTTTAATTCAAATAGTATACCAGTGTATTTATCTAAATTATTTTTTTCGGTCATCTGTATTGCCTCCATTATATGGTGTTAATACAGATAAAGCATTCATGAGTTTAACAACTTCACCATAAGGTCTAGTCATTAAATATCTCATAATATCCATAAGTTGTTCAGAACTTATTATGTAAGTTCTAGGGGTAGTTTGTTGTTTTTTCTGTTCTTCTTTCTTTTCCATCTATCCTCCTGTTAAAATGGTATATCATCGTAATCAAAATGCTTACCTAGCATTTTAATATTTTCTTCTGCGTTTGCTATTTTAGTTATCAATTTATCTAGTTCTTCTATATGTTGTGGATGTTCACCAATACCTGCAGAATTTTCTAAATATATTAAAGCAGTTGCTCTAGCACTAGCAATATCAGCTTCGTACTTTCTAGCTAATGCTTTTATCAATTGTGTTCTAATCATTCTGCACCTCTAAAAGCATAGTACTTATCTTCTATTAAATCCTCATCTAATAAATAAGGATTATCTCTACCTCTCTTATTAAACTCTGTTCTTAAATCTCTTATCGTTTGATTCAAGGTTCTACCTGTATTTAAACAGTTACAAACCATATCATCTACTTCTATTAACGCTTGCTTTATTGCCCCCATTGTCTGCCTCCTGTAATTGTTTATTTAGTTTATTTATCTCGTTCTGTGTATGTATCATAACTTCTTGTAATGCTATAATCTTACCATACAAAGACATCTTCTCACCATGTGTCATTCAACCTCCTTTATTAATCTACTTAAATACCATTGAGCTTTTTCTAAATCTTGTAAAGGCTCTCCCTTAAATTTATATCTAGCAACGTATTTCAAAACATTACCCTTCAAGTACCCATGGTATTCATCATCTGTCATACAATCTCGTATAACATCTATAGTTTCTTTTTTACCATACTTGTAGTGTGCAGGTGAATTAACTTTATCGTCTACCATATTCTCTCCTTATTGCATTATAGTCAATTGTTTCCATATTGTAAGCACCATTTGTAACTTCTCTCTTAACTATAATACCACTCCACCACATATGCTGAGTATCTCTAGCAAAATGTTCTTTATGATTCAAGTAACATCCAGCAGATAAAGCATTTAATTTTCTGCCATTAGGTAAAGTAGATGTAGCATAATCTAACAAATGACTATGGCCTACTGTAGCAGATACTTTGTGTTTTGTCAATAGACTTCTTGCTATATTTTCTCCTGATATAGCACTACCCATTATACCTGATGGAAAATGGTGAGCATAGTGTACACCATTAACAACTTTAAATTTTTTGTAAGGTATCTCTTGCCAACCATATTGTTTAAATTTAAGATCACTAATTTTTAAAGTACCATCTAGCTCAGGATTTTCTTCTACAAACCTATCTATTCTATCTTCATGATTACCATGTAGCATAATCTTCTTACCTTTAAATTTACCTAAACCTTTATTAAACAAAGATAATGCTTCATGTGAATGCTCCATATCTTTTTGATATCTTCTACCTTCAAATGATTTTTTCTTTTTATCATACGAAGATAAAGAATCCATACTACAGAAATCACCCATACAGATAATATGTGTAGCTCTTACATCTGAGGCTAGCCTACCTGCCCACAGAAATCTTTCATTGCTTGCTTTAGGTGTGCAATGAGGGTCACCTATTACAACATGTGTTGCCATTAATTTAACTCCTTATCACGTTTCTGTTTTAAAAATTCAAGAAAGTCAATAACATTATCTTCATCATCAAACTCTGCTATAGAGTTAATAGTTAGATCATTGTTATCCGTTTTCTTGTCATCAGCAAAACCACGGAG